TTAGTGAACTGATGAATCTTCATCTATATCAAAGTCAAAGTCTGATTCATAACTTGATTCATCATTGTCTGATACCTTTAAGATGATTCTCATGTAGTGGGCTTTGATATCATTATCTACAGCTGATTCTAATAGGATATTATATACATCTAAGTGATGAATGGTATCTTTAGCAAAGGGCATATAAGGAGATAAACAATAGTGTTTATTCTCATCCATGGATACTTTCATTGGCTCTTCTAAACCTATAGTTGCACCACCCTCCATGTTATCATGAACGTAAGCCACAATGGAGTCTCCATTCATTAACTTGAGGTATTTGACATTTAAATCATCTAGTGTTAAAGGTATTTTACTATCCATGCTATTATTTATCATATATTAACTTCATAGATTTTAAACTTAAATCTCTCTTTAGCATAAATTTTAATGCGCTCAGCTGAGTGATTTAATGTATAGTTCTTTCTACGTTTCCAATGTAAGTCGTCTGCTATGTCATATATCTTAGCAGATCTACCATCATCACTCTTTCTTAATACTCTACCAACAGATTGTAATATTCTAATTTGACTCTTACTTGGACTTGCAAAGATGATATTGTGTAAGTTACGAATATTAATACCAGTGGAGAACGTACCTAATGAAGCTACAATAATAGCACCTTGTTCACCCTCGGTAATACGTCTAACTTCTTCCCTAGATTCAGCATCGGTATTACCTGATACAAAGAATATCTTTCTATTCTTATGTGCCTTCTCTGTAATCATATCGAATAGAGGTTTACCGTGCTTCTCCACGAATTGGAATAATACAAGTGTATTGCCATCTTGATCTAATGCTAGATTTCTAATGAATCTATTACGAGGTGCATATGATATAATGTGAGCTATTTCATCTTGGTACTTAGCTTTAGTTAATGATTTACACAACTCTTGTGGGTGTTTAAGAAGTATAATATCAATCTCTACATCTGATAAAGCTCCAGTATCTATTAATGACTTAGTAGTAGTAACATTCTTTACAGGTCCAAACAATCCTTCTAATTGGAGTTTATGTGTTTGAGTCCCGTCTAATGTACCAGTTAAACCAAATCTATAATTAGCTTCAGTACATTTTGTAAGGATACTTGTTAATGATTTAGCTTTAAAGTTATGGGCTTCATCTCCGATAACCATGCCGAACTGTTGAAAGTAACTTGATGGTAATTTATGAATCGATTGCCAAGTTGAGATATAGATATCAGTATCCCTGTTATTCTTCTCACATCCAGCCATAATCTGATGACATTGACTCTCATCAAATGTTTCATCAAACTGAGAGTAATCAGCGAAGTCACCATACATTTGCTTAACAAGACTTGTAGTTGGAACGATTAATAATACCTTCTTATTCTTATTATACTCTAAGAAGTAACGTATTAAAAGATATATGATTAATGACTTACCCGAAGCTGTAGGAGATATTAACATACCTCGTCTATGTCTTAATGCATAACTTACTGCATCTTTCTGATAGTCCCTTACTGTTATCTTTTTTCCACCAGATGATAATGGAAGATGGTCAACCCACTCAACGTCATCATCATGATAGATATCAGGTCTATCATAGTAATGAGAATTGCTGTCGTCAATAGTAATATGATAATTGCGCTCATGTGCGAACTCTTTAATATAATTATAAAGACCTGAGTATATAGCTTGACTTCTCATATCAAGTAGTCTTACCTTACCATCCCACATCTTATTACGAAATGCAGGCATGAACTTGTATCCAGGCACAAAGAATGTAAAGAACTCAGCTATCTCATGTAATATACCCTTATCATCACAATCAACAACTAAGTACGCATTGTTTTTTACTGATACCTTGATTTCCATTATACCCCCGCTTCGAAACTTCTCCATTTAATAATGTTACCGATACTTTGATGTCTCCATCGTATAGTATCCAGTATCTCTTTTAAAGTGTCTACGAGTACTATGTGGTACTCTAATTCAGCTTGAAACTTCTGAATGTCATCATCTGAATTGTAATAGAAATCCATCTCACCCTTAAGGGGTTTATGCAATCCATTGAATGGATCATACTCCCATCCCTTTGCATCAATTTGGTCCTTACTTAACTTACCATTATAGTATAACCACTTATCTTTAAGTAGCTTATCATAATCAAGTTTCTTTTGTTTCTTTTTGAGTTTAGCTACGGTGATTAAGGATAAGTACTTCGAGTGTAACGAAGCATTCTTAATTGTAGTGTCATCTAATTTGAATTGATCTATCTGACCATCTTCAGCCCACATGTCAAGTATCTCTTGTAATTGCATAACATAACTTCCTTCATAATATAGTTTTATTTATACTAACTCCAAT